CACCTAATCCATTGTTACGAAGCCAGTTAAACGCCGCTTCTTTATTTGCTTCTGTAATAGTAGCACGATACGACGTTGAAACTTTAAGATGTGATCCATCTTGTAGTTTTAATTCTGCTAAACCCATCTCGGACATCATGGTTGGTATAACTTCACCTGATATACGTAGGTATTCTTTTTTTAAATCTTTAATGTTATTTTCACTTGCCTCTATTCTTTTGTGCAACCCCTCTAACATTTGTACTTGATCTGCAAGAGACTGAATGTTTTCAGTTTTACTCATTGCATCTTGTTGATCTGCTTCAAAGTTTATTTCATTTTTAAACTTTATTGTTTGTTTAATCGACATCTATTTCTCCTTTCTCGTATAGATTAATCTCGATAGGATAATATTTTCTTTCTTGTTTATCCCACTTCAATACATTGTATTTACCGTTTGTAATATCAGATACAATAGAACATGCAACACCAATGATTGCAGGATCACCTGTCAATAATAAATAATCTTCTGGTTTATAATTTCTTAAACCTTTTCTTAATTTAAAAATTAATGGACCAGGAGAAAAAATCATTTGAGAAAATTCCGGTAATAAAAAATTAAAGTCATTGGTTGTAGAATAAGCAGCTGCACCCATAATATTTATTTTAGGAGTACCTGCTTGGCTACCCGGTATTTCTTGTATTACATAAACTTTTCTTTCTAACATTGACAAACAATATAAACATGTTTATATGGATGTCAACTAGAAAGAAGAAAAAAAATTATGAATTATAAATTTAAAACCAAACCATATGCACATCAATTAACTGCATTAGAAAAATCTTGGAACAAAGAAAACTATGCTTATTTTATGGAAATGGGTACAGGCAAAACAAAAGTATTAATAGACAATGTTGCAATGTTATATGACAAAGGTAAGATTGATGGTGTGTTAATTGTTGCACCAAAAGGTGTTGTTAAAACTTGGTACGAACAAGAACTACCTACACACTTACCAAACCACATAGAAAATGTGTCTGTGTTATGGCAACCTAATATTACAAAAACACAAAGAGAAAAATTAGAATCTTTATTTGAAATAGAATCTGCTTTTCATATTTTAATTATGAATGTAGAATCTTTGTCTACAGATAAAGGTGTAAAATTTGCAAACAAATTTATTAATTCACACAAAGCTTTAATGGCTATTGATGAGTCTACTACAATTAAAACACCTACGGCTAAAAGAACTAAAAATATTATTAAAATTGGTTTAAATGCTAAGTATAAAAGAATCATGACGGGTTCTCCTATTACAAAGAACCCATTAGATTTATATACGCAGTGTGAGTTCCTTGATCCATGGTTGTTAGACTTTGCTTCTTATTACGCATTCAGAAATAGATATGCAGAAATGAAAACAATGCATATACGTGGACGATCTATCCAGGTAGTAGATAAGTTTCAAAACTTAGGAGAGTTATCAGACATAGTAAAAGAATTTTCTTACAGAGTATTAAAAGAAGATTGTTTAGACTTACCTCCTAAAGTATTTATTAAACGTCATGTAACTTTAACTCCTGATCAAAAAAAAGTTTACGAACAAATGAAAGAACAAGCTATCGCACATTTAAATGGTAAAGTTACTACTACTATGACTGTGTTAACACAATTAATGAGACTACATCAAATTACTTGTGGGTACGTAGCAGCTGATGATGGTACTACACAACAAGTTGAGAGTAATAGACTAAATGAATTGATGTCTATTTTAGAAGATACAGACGGTAAAGTTATTATATGGGCTAACTATCAATTAAGTGTTGGTGAAATTATACAGAAGATAATTAAAGTTTATGGTCCAGATTCTTATGTTCATTACTATGGTTTAACACCACAAGAAGATAGACAAGACTTTATTCGTAAGTTTCAAAATGATCCTAAATGTAGATTTATTATAGGTACACCTCAAACAGGTGGTTACGGTATTACACTTACCGAAGCTAATACTGTTATTTATTATTCTAATGGTTATGATCTAGAAAAAAGGCTGCAATCAGAAGACAGAGCACATAGAATAGGACAAAAGAAAACCGTAACTTATATTGATTTAATTGCCGAGGATACAATTGATGAAAAAATAGTAGAAGCTTTACGTAAAAAAATAAATATAGCCTCAGAAGTAATGGGAGAGGAGTTAAGAGAATGGATATAAATACAGCTTTTAAAGTAGATTTTCTACAAATTAAATCTATTGATTTTAAAAAAAAGAAAAAATTAATTAATAAAATACTAGAGGACTATCCTGAAAAACGTTTTAAAAATTTTTCTAGTAATAGAAACAACGCTAACTTTAGTTTAAAATTTTTTAATATATTTGCAGAAGAATTAAATAATATATGTAAAAATATGGAGGGGGTAATGCAGTCTGGAGATGTTTGGTCTGTAAGTTATAAAAAAGGAGATTATCATGTTCCACACAACCACGGTTCTAAAGGCTATTGTGGAATTTTGTATTTAAATATGCAAAAAAATTCACCGGTTACTTCGTACATGCAACCTTGGAATAATCATAATGATGATAGTATAATATATGAACCTAAAGTTGAAGAAGGAGATATAGTAATTGTGCCACAATTTATAACACACTTTACAAAACCTAATAATCTTAAATTTAAAAAAAGAATTATATCTTTTGATTTTAAACTAGATCTACCGCTTTACCGATAACAGGTTTGTATTTAGTTTTTCCCTCTGATTTATATGCGTGTAAGAACTGTTTTCTAGGTTGATCAGTGGTGTAACTACAGTGTATCCATCCTGAGTTTGGTTCGCCGGGCGTGTAGAACTCGAGGATCAATTGATCAAATTCTAAGTTCATATAAATCCAGTCAGCTAATTCTGCATTGTCGGTGCCCATACATTCGAAGTCTGCGGCCTCAGCTTTTGCATGCTGACTGTTAATCGAGCTACCTATTTTTAGGCACAGCTGCTCGCTACGAAATCCGCTAGTTACTTTTACTCTGCCGAAGTGGTCACGTACCGGCTGTAAAATATTTTCACACAATGCTTTTAGTTTTTCTATCTGACCTGAGTTTGGATTGTTATTTATATCTAACCTAACAGCAGTGTCTGATTTAATTAATTCTTGAAGTGTGAAATTACGACTTAAATTCATAGTTAAATAATTTGTAGTCCTTGTAATAATAATTTTTAATATATTTTATTTTTTCTTCATTTAAAGATATTTGATTTATCTCAACACCTTCATCAGAATTTTTAAATTTATTAATTTTAATGTTAAAATTATACATCATCCATTCAACAAATTCATCTTTAAAATTATCTTCAAATTTCCATATTTTAGTATTGTGATCTACAAAATTTACTTGAGGAACAAACCAATTAGAAGGGTTATTTAATATTTCATTGTTTATTGTTTGATCAAAATCTTCTTGACTTCTAAACATTTTATCTATCTTCTCTTCATTAAACATCCAATTTTTACTAACCATTGAAATAAATCTACTAACAGGTTCTCTCACAACAGAAAATTTTTTCATTGTATAATTATTTAAAAACTCATGATACTCAGGATAAGTTAAATGTAAAATTTCTTTCCCTTTGTAATGACTTTCATAACTTCCATATTGTCTAACATCGTATCCATTTTCAATTAATGTACCTCTTATGAATCGACCTGCCGTTCTAGGTATATGTGCGAAAAATATATTTCTATCAACAATCATCTTTCTTATACTTTTATTTAAGCATGTTTAATAAGAGCGCAATACATATTCCAAATGCTCCTCCTATTATCATCTTCTCCATACGTGCTAAACGTTCTTTAACTTCTTTGATTTGTTCAAAAGTTTGTTTCTGCATAATACGACACAGTTTTTCATGATCTTCAATTTTTTGTATTGCAGATTTTTTAGCCATTATGTTGTTTTCCTTAACCTTGATCGAATTAGTTGTTCTTCTGGAGATAGTAACGCCATCTCTGTTGATGTCAAGTTGCTATTTGGATCTACTGCTTGTGCCTGATTACTTACATTTGGTTGAATATTTGCAGGCGTAGGTGTGTCTGGTAAGTTAGGTGTTTGCACTGTATCTATAGAAAAGTCATCTAAGTCTATATCAAAAGTATCTGCAAGATTTAAAAATCTCATCTGTGATCTCATTGCTCTTAGGTAAGGAACCGCTTCTTTATATACATCAAACGTTCCTAAATTTTTTGCAATCTCTCTAAACCTTTCTCTAATATCATCAGATGGAAAATAAGGTTCATACTTTCCTCTTCTTAAATTATTAAAAGTTTGTGTTGTAAGTTGTCTATCTTGAAATGTTTGTCGTAAAGAATTAGTATTAACACCTAAAATTTGTGCAGCATCGATGTTCTTAAACATTTCTTTTTGTACATTAAATCTTGCTTTGTTAGATTCATAGAATCTTGTAATAATATCATTAGGTTTGATTGGTCCTCCTCTTAGTAGTCCAAAGAAACCACCTGTAAATTCTCTTCTAGCATTTCTTATACCTGTTTGGTATTGAGATATTTTAAATCCCATAGCTTTTAGTGGATCAACTTTAGTAGGTCTGAATCCTGCTATACCTGCTATCTGATCATCCAATGCTAAAACTTCTCCAAGTTTATTTGGTTTACCTGTAGCAGCTTGTGCTATTCTTATATAAGGTTTGTATTGAGGTAGTAACGCTTCTAGTAAATGTCTAAATCTAATTTGTGCTACATCTCCTGCAGGAGTTTGATCTGTGTATAAAACTTTACCTTCTCTTGTTCTACCAGCTCTAAGAGTTAAGTCTGTTGCAGCTTCTGTCCAAATAGATTCATCTACAAATGGTGCTGCTAGTTCTGCACTTGCTTCTTCTACACCTGACATAAATCCTTTTAAAATTGTATCACCATCGTTTGATGCTGTTGTTATTTCATTTAATAAAGTTCTAAAAGGTTTTGCAACCACATCATATGCATTACTGTGACTAAAATCTATGTATTTTAATTCACCTGTTTTTTCATCTCTCATTGGTATTAGTGTTGAGTTTCTAGACCAATCAGGAACGAACTGACGTAGTGCTTCTAGTTCGTCTTTTGATACATTGTATAATGCTTTAGATCCTTCTACCAATGCTGCTGGTACTGCACCTAGTGTAAAAGCCATTCCAGATATTCTAGTTGCTCCTATTCTATAGAATGGATTATCATTTTTAACTACTGTTCCTGTAGCAGCATCAATAACCCATGGTGCTATGTTAGTTCCAACAGTTGGTTTAGAGTGCCTCATTTCTTTTAATGCTTGGCCACCAATATTTGTAGTTGTTCTTAACATCTCAGATGGGAAAGACATGAAGTTACCAACCGGTAATAGTCTTGCTGTTCTTACAAAGTCTCCAACATAATTGTAGTTTGGAACTGTGTTCTTAACAATGTCAGCTGTTTCTGTTTTAAGTTTAGCTAAAAAGTCTGCTTTTGTTGGATCAACTTTAACACCTCTTCTTATACCATCTTTTACTAATGCATCTTGTCTTCTATTTAATTCTACAAAGTAGTTTGTAATTTTCCAAAAATCATCCTCTGCAACATACTTACCTTGTAAGTATGCAGGGATTTTTTTAAGTTTGTTAAGCATTGGGTTTACAATTTTATCAAGATCCATTATGCTGTCGCCAAAGTTTACATCTCTCATTAGATTTTTTAAATCTCCTATTTGAACTTGTGAGTTTACAACACCTAATTCTAATAATTCTCTGTAAGCTTTTTCAAAATTTTCATCTGCAAATCTTGTGTTTTTTAAATTACCAACACCTGATATTTGCCAACCTTTTCTAAACGAATCACCTAATAGTTTTGGATTCATAAAACCTTCAAACAAAATACCATTAGCGCCAGCGAATGCACCTGCACTAATTATGTTACGTAAGTGAGTTGGTATAGATAAAACTGTTTTTGCTAACTGTGCTGTAGCTTTTGGAAACAATAATAAATTTCTATATAAAAAACTTGTGCCTTTTTCTGCTGCACTTGCTCCTTCTCTTCCTCTAACAGCGGCTGTTAAAAAACCTTCTGTTATTCCATTCATACGTTTTAACGCTTCTGCTGTATCTGCTGTAGTAAACATACCACCTAAAGGATTGCTTGCTTTACCTGCTTTAAATTCTGACATACCTGCTAGTGCATTATCTACTTTTACAATTTTTGCTTGATTGTTTGTGGCAGCTTTTGCTGCTTCTACTGAATCCCAAAAACTACCTCTAGCTCCTTGTGCTTGTGCTGCAGCGTTGGTATCAAACATTTCTTTAAACATTGCACTTGATCTAGCTATACCTGATAGTTCTGTGATTGCATTGAACATAGAGTATCTTGGGTCTTTCATTTCACCCAATAATTTTTTAATAACTTGTGGTGGTGCACCTGTTCTTTCTATAACTTCATCTACAAATTTTCCTCCAGGTAAGTCTGTTAAAGTTTTAGATACATAGTTTGGATCTGCTAAACCTCTACCAGTCTTCTTAGCTTTGATACCGTCTTCTATTATTCGCTCTACAATATTTTTAGCTTCTTCGTAGTAAGTATCACTATCTAATTTAAATGTTTTGTCTTTGTTGGTGCCTGCAATTTGTTGTCTAAAAAAATCTATAGCTTCCGCCATAGAATCATCAGTAGGTCTGTATCTACCAAATATACCTAGTACAGGAGAAGTTTCAAAAATTTTGTAAGTGTTTTGTGTTAAACCTTTTATTCTATCTTGTAAAATATCTTTTAATTCTTTTGAATTATAATTGTTTGTAGTTTTAATTAAATTACCTATTGTGCTTCTAGCTTCATCTACGGTGCCTACAATTGAATCAATAACTTTTTGATCTACACCTTTGTCTTTTAACGCTTTAACAAATGCATCTGATTTTTTACCATCTATTAATTTAGTTAAATCTCCATCAAACATTAACTCATTTATTTCTTTAAGAAATACGTCTTTCTCCTTATTAGTTAATGATCTATCTAATACCGATTGCATTTGTGGAAATGCTTTACTTAAATTTGTATCTAGTTTTCTTATAAGTTCTGTTGCTCTGTTTACGTCTGCAGATCTAAAACCTTCCATTACTTTTTGAGAACCAAAAACAGCCTTGGTCAGTGGTCCTTCAGGCGTGAACGCTTGTGCAAACTTACCTAAAAATCTTTCTAGTTTATAGTTACTATATGCAAGGTCCTTGCCCCGTGTTGCAAGAGCCTTGGCTCCTTTACCTATACCCGCTGCAAAAGGTGTAATTAATAAAGACTCACTACCAAACTTTAATCTATTCATTAATTTTCTAGTAGCATCTTCTCTTCCACCATCTAAAGCATAAGAATCTAGTTGAGTAGGTCCTCTATCAAACATATCACCAAACGATCCTATTTCTTCAACATCAGCTACAAATGCTTCACCTGCAGCTCCACCTACAGCACCTACGCCAAATCTAGCGTAGCCTGTTTGTTTATTTAGTCTGTCTGCTATTTGTTTTTGTTTAGTTATGTTTTTAGAACCTGCACTAACTAACAGTCCTGCTTTTTTTGAATCAAAATATTTTTTAGCTAACTTACTTCCTAGTTTAAAACCTGCTGTACCAGGTACACCTATTTGAACTAAAGCTTGAGTTAGTTTACCTACACCAGTTTGTTCTGCGTACTCTTCTAAAGGGTTTAGTTTATCAAAAAACATTTCTACTTGTGCAGCAGAATTAGTATCAAAACCTAAATCAATTAACTCAGCACCTAATGAAAATGCTCCTTCAACAACCTTGATACCACCGGATGCTATACCTGCAAGTCCAGAAGTATACCATGATACTTCATTATTTTCTTCTGCTGGGTATAATGGTTGTAATGCCATTTATAAGCCTATGGTATTGGGTCGTCCATTGACATACCAAAATCTGGTGAAGGCTCCATTTTTTTTTCAGGTTCTGAAGCTGCAAGGTCAGGAAATTTAATTTCAGGTATTGTTTTAAATTCATCAAACACAACTTGTCCATTTTGAATAACTAAATATTTGTAGTTGTCTTCATATGGATCGTAGAATACTTTATTATTAAATCTGTTTTTTTGTTTTAGTATAAATTTTTCTTGTTCAGGATCTCTAACATCAATATCTAATACTCCACCAAATTTAGTTCCGCCTACAGCTCCCCTTAAAACATCTGCCATTTGAGTATCAAACGTTGCTGCTCTTTCAGCTGCTTGTGGTGGTAAACCATCTGTTACATATTTTTCTAACATTGAATTATACAAAGCATCATTTTTATTATCTCTCATACCAGCAATTTCTAATTGAGTTGCTCTGTTTAATTCATTTTCACCTGCTTTAAATTCTTGACCTGCTTCTCTTTCACCTCTTAAAAAATCTCTTTCACCCATCTTTTCACCCATTCTAAATTGAGCTGCTTGATAATCTTTAAAAGGTTCTCTAGCAGAAGTTGCTGCTGTTTGAAAAATGTTTCCTTGTGGTGTTCTTGATAATAAATCTAAACCAAAACTAGTTAAGAAACCCGAACCTGTTCCAGGAGCAAAGTTCCCCATAGCGTAAGGATTAGTTCCTTGACTGTATTGTTTTCTTGGTTGATCTAGTCCTGATATAATACCCGTTCCTGTTGATCCACCCATTCTAAACATTGGTCTTTTTAAAGTTCTATTCATAATTAATTTGATGATGGTACGTTAAAGTTAAAATTAGTTTTACCACTTAACCCACCATAAATACCTGCAAGTGTTGTACCAACACCTAATGCAGTTTGTAATGGTGTAGGGTTAGGTACGTTAGTTGATTGTACTTGACCTGGATAACCACCCATGATCCCTGTTACTTGTGCAGCATATCTATCTAATTGTTCTTGTGGTTGGAATGCTGCTTGTCTTGTAGCTTCTCTTTGTGCATCAAGGTTAGCTTGTTGTTGCGCTTGGTTCAGTGCGCCCAACTGACCTAAACGTGAAATATCTGTTCCTTGCATTCCTTGTAAGCCTTGTCCAAATTGCGCTTGTTGACCAGCTAATCCAGATTGGAATGATCCTAAACCTTGGGTTGCTCCTGCAATACCTTGTTGTGCTTGACCAAGACCAAACCTATTTTGTATATCTTGTTGTCTCTGTGCAGACGCTTGATTAAAACCTTGTTGCAAGAGACCAGCTTGTAATAAAGCTCTTTCTCTCGCTGCCCCTGTGCCAAACTCAGCGAGTTGCACTCCCGCTCGACCACTGCCGAGCGCACCCAATTTTGCTTGTTGATCTCGTATCTGCTGTTGTTGTATTTGCGAGTTACGATCAAATTCTGCTAATGAGGCATCAATCACTTGTGATTGATATGGTGACATAAATTGAGATACGTCTTGTTGAAATGCTTGTGCGCCTGTTCCAACTCCACCAAAAGTTGATGCAGCTGTTCCTAATTGTCCAAGAGACATGGCTCCTAAACCTGAAGCTAATTGTGCTTGTGACTGTGCTTGATTTAAAAATGGTTGATATGATCCAACACCTTGTGTTGCTAAATTTTGTGCTCGTGTTTGTAACGCATCTTGACCTGCTACTTGTGGTGCAAGTCCTGCTATACTTTGTTTTCTAATATCAAATCTTTGTCCGGCAGCTTGTCTTTTTGCAAAATCTTCAGCTGACTCACCTGTTAATTGTGAAAGACCACCTTGACCAGGTGCAATGACAGGAACCTGTTGTTGTGCTAATACATTTTCTGCTAAGTTTTGACCTAGTTGTTCTACAAAAGGTGCTGGTCTAGATACAGTTGTTTGTGTTGTCATTATATAACTTCCTCTAATCTTTGTGATGTTTGAAACATTTCTCTAGCGCCTTCCAATCCTTGCGATTCTTCTGATACTTCACCTCCGGATTCGAGGTTTTTCATCATGTTATACATGACTTCTGCGCCTTTGTCTATATCTCCTTCACCTGCATTTCTTACAGCGTCGGCTGTAAATACAAATTCATTCTTTGATAGTCTTGCAGGTACATCGTCTGCTTTTTCCATTCTACCTATTGGTACGAATCCACCATCTTCTCTGTAATCTTTTTCCATGCCGTCCATGTCTAATAGAGGCATAGTCTTTTTAGCTACTGGTTCTGCATCTCCACCTTCTTCATAACCAGCTCTCATAATACCACCATCGGCTCTGTTTCTATAATTTATAAAATCCATTGGTTTATTTTTTATTGCTTCCATATCTAATTTTGGTCCAAGATATAATTCTTCGTCACTATCTTCTTCTTTTGGTGTCATGAAATATGATGCTATTGTTGGTATAGCTATTTTACTTAAACCTGTTAGTCCTCCATAAGTTCCATAACCCCCTTTAATTAAACCTAAATTTTTTAAAATTCCTGGTGTTCCACCAAATTCATCTACTCCAGGTAGTCCTAAAAATTTACCTTTACCAAAAAAAGAACTTAAACCTTTTCCACCAGTTAAAGCTTGACCACCAAAATATAATAATGCAGCTTTACCTATTGGTGACTTAGCAACTTTCTTAACAGCTCTTGCTGCTTTTTTAACAAGTTTACCAAGACCATACATTTGTCTTGCTGATTCAAGGTCCATGATACCACCTTCGTAAACCGGTGCATCTTCTGGCATACCACCATCAGCTAACAATCTAAAGTTAGGTACGAATGAATCGTTATTATTTGAATCTTCAGTTTCTTCGTTATCTTCAGTACCACCTTGACCTTGGTTATAAATAATTTGCATTGGATCATCACGTCCTTCTCTATCAATAATGTCTCGTCCACTAGCATCTATATTTCCACCTGATCTATCTGCCATATATTTTTTAAAACCCTCTATCGTTGAAGGATATTCGCTACGGTTTATTGATTTATTATCAAGAAAATAATCTATGTTTCTTTTTCTAAGATCAGGAAAAATTTTGTTAAGTGCATTTATACCAACACCAAATAAACCTGGAAATTTAGATTTTTCTGGAGCTGTGTCTCGATATTTTAATAAAGCTTTTTCGCCTCTTTCAATAGCTGCATTTTCTAAAGCTATTTGATTTCTTCTTCTAACACCTTCGTCTATTGATGATAAAGTTTGAAAATTATCATCTTTATTAAAACTTGCACCACCTGCACCAACAGCTGGACCTGGACCTTTTCTACCAGCACTAACACCAGGAGTAGTAACTTTACCAAAATCTGCCATAGAAGCATCAGCTCCACCTTTGAGTCCTATACGTCCGCCGTTTGCTAATAATTGTTTTGCTTGTTGTGCTCTAGTTATTGCCATTATACTATTCTATTTTGTTTTTCCAAATAAATCAAGACTTGGCATTACGACATTTACATCTTGAGCCATGTCCTCTGCCTTATAACCTTTAGCTTCCCAGTCTTTTCTTTCCTTAAAAAGCTCTCCAGTTTCCTTGTGTCTATACGTTGTTTCTACTTTTGCTGGTTTTAATACTTCCATTATACTGTTACCTCTTTCTTAATATTTAGATAGCTTATAGCTACGTCAAATGAATCAGTGGTGCTGGATAATACTGTAAAAGCATCGCCTCCCTCTACCACCAAAGGTTGGGTTAATAATTCTGTCGTAACATTAGCAGTTAGTGCTGCTGATTTAATTGCAGTAATACTATTGTTTGTAACAGTCACACTTGGAGTGCCTGCAGATGTAACTAAAATAGATTTAATAACATATGTCTCACTTACCAAAGGATTGCCAGATCCAAAAGGAGTTAACGCAGCTCCACTTGTACTATTATCTACACCTACAAATTTAAATTGATTTGCCATTAATTTATAAAGAAGTTAAATGCTTCTACTTCATCCTTTAAATCTTCTTGGTATGTTGTATTTAATTTTTCCACAATAGCGTCTAAATCTCTAACTTGAGATTCTGCTACTTGTAAATTATATTCTGATTCTGGTCTAGTAATTACTTGTACTATTTTTGCCATTATCTTCTTCCGTCTGGTTGTGTATCTAATCTAAACGTTCCTAGTTTCCAACTTTGAGATGTAGAAGTGTTTTCTATTTTTAAAGCAATTGCTCTAGCTCTAGCACGTGTATCTACTTTGGTAGTAGAGGATGTAATATCAAAAGGACCTAAAGAAGAACCTGCTTGACTATCATTAGGATAGTTTCTTAATTCTAATGTAATTCTAGTAGTACCTGTTTGAGCAATAAAGTCAGGTATAAATCTTCTAATCTTCATTATAAATTCACCATCTCCTTTAAAAGTTGCAACTCCTGTTTGTTGTCCAGTTGATGAACGAGCTTGTGTAATATCAAAATCTCCTGACTCAATGTTTGCAGTAATAGCTGAGATCACACCATTTTTTATTTGATCAGTTCCTGTTTCGTGTTCAAAATATATTGAGGTCCCATCTGTGTTACCTACAACATCAAATGATGTATCTGTTCCTGCATCATATTCTAATGCATGAGGTAAACCAAACACAGCAGAATCTTCCCACATAGTTCTAGCTAATGTTCCATTAGTCCAAACCGGTCTTTGTGGAGAAGAGTCAAAATAATTATAAGAAACTACTCTGTTAACAACTGAAGATGAAGACGTTGGATAAAACCACATAACTTCACCAAAAAGATTATTTAGTCCAGCTGACACCATTTGATTACCAGAATCTAAATTTATATCATCATAAACATGATCTTCTACTAAACAAGGTAAAGATTCTAATCTACCTGCATATCTAAAGAAACCATTCTCTGACATCCAATACGCAGCACCATCAACTTCTACACATGCATTCTGTCCAACCAATCCACAGTTAGTTCCGACTTGTGCAAACGCAAACGTAAATGGTTGACCTACAAAACGTTGTGTGAATAACGCTGTGTCAGTCCAAACATAAATAGCATCACGACCTCTAATTGCTCCTCTGATCTGTGATCCGTCGGCCAGTCTTTGTGTGCCGGCTGTGTTAGTTGCTGTAGGTATATAAGTGTTTATATCTTCTTGGTCCGAGAATCTAATAAACATATTATCTTGTGTGCTTGGTGATCCAATAGTTGTTTCTGTTCCAAAAAATACTAAGTGTCTATCCGGTGTAGATACAACCATGTGTCTTGATGCTGTTGGTGCACCAGATATAATTGTTGCTCTGTCAGAAGTTGCAGTTGCTGATGCAGAGTCCCATTGAAAAACTTCTCCATCATGAATTAAACATATAGCTTTGTCACCAAAGTTATCTAATGACCACATACCAGGTTCAAGAACTAAGTCACCAGAAGCAGCTTCGCCCCATGCAACATAATTACTTGTGTCTGTTATTGTAGCACCATCACTGTGTGAAGCTGCAGTTGTATTTCTAACACCTCTTGTAACACCTGTTAAAGTATTACCTGATATACCTGTGTAAGACATTTCTTCTGTTCCTATTAAAATAAAGTTTGTTCCTGAACTTGGAAACGATCCTACATCCGCTAATACAATAGTTGTTGTTGAAGAATTTATAGCACCATTTAAAGTTGTAGTAAGTGGTCCTACTTGTTCTCCTCCCCACGTGCCTAATCCATAACCAAATCCTTTTGCTTGCACAGCAGGTCCAACAGTATAATAATGTTGTACTCTTATACCACCCGATGTTGTTGCACCACTTCCTGATTCATTAGAAGGCATTGTAATGGTGATTGTTGTACTGTTTGGTACAGAAGTGACCATAAATTTTTTATCATCAAAATCAGAGGCTGTATAGTTTGAGTTTGTTATTGTAGAAAAATTATCTAATAAAACAATATCATCTTCTTGAATATTATGATCTGTAGAAAAAGTTATTGTAACCGTAGGCGAGCCATTAGTAGTTGAAAAAGCATTGCTCAATGTTGTAGTAGATTTGATAGGGTGTATGTCATAAAATACACCACCAGAATATGCGTATAAAATTCTGTTAGTTCCTATAATAGAATATTTTCTACCTAAACTATTTATAAAATGATGAAGACCTCTACCGGCTCCTGTTAATTTATCTGCTCCTAGTTGTCTCCAACCACCTATTTTTTCAGGTGTTCCATATCTAAATCTAACATTATCACAATCTACCCATTGACCTTCTGCTCCGGTAGGTGTGATTTGTTTATTAATACCTGGTTGAAAACCTATTTTCTGCAACATAAAAATCCTATAATATTTAGGCAGGAGACGATGTATGGTGGAATCTCCTGCCAAAATATTATTCTACTACATTATTTAGTAAATTTAAAGCCTTTAAACCATTGAGGTAAGCCTAAATGTAGACGTTCGTCAAACATATTTTCTTTAGCTCCAGATGTTTTTATATCATTATAATGTAAGAAAACTTGAACACACTCATCACCTTTAAATTTTTTTCTCCAATGCTCTAACTCACATCCTCTGTAGACTAACATATCACCTGGTCTTAAATCTACTTTAACACCTTTCATACCTTCTTTACCAGAAGGTTCTAAATAGATTGGCCAGTTATCACCACCTAGATTCATGGTAGTTGATATCTCACAACTAAACCTATCTTTATGTCTTTTTAACTCATGGCCTTTTTTATAGACTCTAGCATAAGTGTAGGCAGGGTATAATTTTAAATTAGTTGTTTTTTCCATAATGGGTTGGCATTTTAACATTAAAGTTTCCGCAGCAATATCTGAATAATTACTGTAAGATCCTGGAACTTGTAATGTTTCATTTTCATAATATCCAAGGAGTCTTTCAAAAGGAGACATGTATCTTGCTTTTATACAAGTATCATATACTTGATTTTTCATTACAAAATAATTAGCTAAAAAAGAAGCTAGTTCTTTTGAAATTGCTTTACGTATAATTATATATTTATCTTTTTTAAAACTCATTTAATTACCTGATTTACATCTAAAATTATATTACCTGATATACTTACTCTAGTTTTATTAGAAGTATAAAAAGGATACACTTGGTGTCCTCTATTAGCTGTAAAAAATAACATAGTGCCTTCATCTTCTGGGTTTAAATGATAGTCATGCGTGCAAATTCTACCTGAAGAATTTGTATAAAATAACTGAAATGTATTTGGATAAGCACAATTAGCATGATCAACAAAAGGTAATTTTTTTTCTTTATCATAACGAGCAGGTATCTTCATCCAAACTACAAAAGAAAAAAGACCTGAATGAGTATGGAAAGGATTAAACTCATGTTTCTTTTGAAAATTTACCCAAAGACTTTCCATTTTAAAAGCACAATTATTATTTAAAATTTTAGGAATTAACCACGTGCCACAGATAGGTTGATCCATATATTCTTCAATAGTAGGTAATACTTCTTTTTCAAAAAACCAATTGTTTTTATCTTCAAGAAAAAAAGAACTATTTATTTGACCAACTAATTCTTTATTCCAATTTTGTTTTTTATTTTTAATATAACTGTTTAATCTATCTAAAGTTTCTTTAGAAAGTTTTCTTTGTACTACACCTGGATCATTAAAATTTACTATAGTCATTAATTTATTTTATGTTATCTATTATTGAATTTTCAACAGCTTGTATATTCCAATGTATAAACCTAAAAGGTTCTTTTCCATAGTCTACCGCAAACTCGTGTTCTAAGTATCCTGGAAATATAACTAAAGTTCCTGGTTCAGGTTTCATATGAAACTGTTCGTGACCTGCCCATACACCGTTGATGTCTGGTTTCATTTTTAATTTTGTAGATCTTGCACCAGTTTTTGGTTCGTGAAATACAGGATAAGAAGTTTTATCACTGCATTTTAAAAAATAAAATCCTGATACGTGTTGGTTCCAATGTATGTGCGCAGAGTGATGACCACCACCTTTCTTAGCAAATTCTTGTACCCACATTTCATTAAATACAAGAGTGTATTTATTCATATCGTAACCTTGTTGATCTAAATATTCCCAAGACTGTTGACCAACATATTTTTTAAAATCTAAAAAATTATTATCTGTAACTAAAGAAGGTGTGTGGTAAGATCTTCCAAAGTCTCCATTTTTTTTTATATGTTCTTTAGCTTCTTTAGTGGCTTTAGCTTTTTTTATATGTTTGTTAGATGCTTTATTTAAAGAACTTAAAAACTCTGTTTTAAGTTCAGTCCAAATTGGTGTCCAAAAAAAATTACTTTTATTCATTATTTAAATGGGTTTCCTAAATTCCATACTACTAAACTGTACCTTGATCCTTTCGTTATTGGTTTAACTCTATGCCATACAAATGAAGGAAATACAACAATAGATCCTTTTGGTAATATTTGTTTTGCTTTCATTACATGTTTAGACTCGTCTCTCATAGGTGGATCATAATTTCTAGCATCAAATTCCAACTCTCCACCCTCATACTCAGAACCATCTGATAACTGACAAGTCATAGATAGTTTTCTAATTTTACCATGATGAGGTGTATTAGGTTTGTTGTATGGACTTCTCCAAGAGTCACAATGCCAATCATAATGTTGGTTTAATTTATACTTAGTAAATTGTGCTTCTTCTGTTCTTTCCCATTGAAAATTCCACCCTGCTTGTTTATTTGCTAGATGCACGTAAGGTAAAATTTCGTTGTATATCCAAGTCTCATCTAACCAAACTATGTCAGAGTTCCTAGTATTTTTTAAATTTCTTACTTCTTTTTTATTTAATTTTTTATCCATAAAGTCTCCTGTTGTCGCTATAGCTTCTTCTTTTTGTAAACCATATTGAATAACATCATCACAAAACTTAATAGGTAAAGCACTTTTAAAATACCAATAATAATTAAATAAATTCATAAGTTATAGTTTGTACATAATTTAAATCATGTGTTTGATTGTTTTGTAAATGATACATACAAGTTGAAGGAAACATTATAAATTTATTATCCGTAAGATCTATATCCCAAGATCTTCCTTTACCTCTATTATCATCGTAATATATTCTTACACTACATTCTTCTGTTTTTAACCCATACAACATTGTAAAATCTGGTGAGTTAAGTAAATCTACAGGATTTACATTTATAATAGGTTGTGAGGTTTGTCCTGGTTTATAAGCATCTACCCAAGTATCTTTACTTCCAATTGATAATTTATATTTTATTTTTAGGTGTTCTCGTATGTAAGTATCTAACATATCCCATTCTCTACTAAATTTAAATTTAGAATTAGATAACTCTGCTTTTACACCATCTAATATTAAAGAACCTCTTTGTATCTCAAAGTTTTCTGGCATTGAAACATCGCCATAATATATAGGTATTTCTGTTAAAACTATTTTATGCATAATCTTTCTGATCCATACATTAATTAATATATAGAATATTAATAAAAAGTCAACTATGCTAAATTATCGACTGCAATCCAACCTGTAGAATTATCAGCTTGATAAGCTGACTCATCCCATTGGTATTCCCAGTGATGTGTATTTGCGTTATTTTGATTTTCTTGTTCTGTTGTTAAATCTGGTTTTTCTAAAGGTGGTACCCATCCAAGAGTTACTCTTGTCCAAGATGCATAAGGTTTTGGAGGAATAAAAACATTATTACTTGGGTCCCAAATAAAACCTACCCCTGCGTAATTTCCTCTAAATGCTTTTGAGTCGTCACCAGATTTATGTTTATTTCCATATGTGTTATAAGAAGTTTTAATCCAAAGATGTGCAGGCCAGTTATTATTTTTTTCTAAATATGCTTGTCCTACTGATTCAGTTTCTACGCCTTCTTCATTTTGACAATCTGAATCATTTAAAGTAAGTACACCTAAAACTATATTCTCTTCTGATATTTTTGCAAAGTGTGCCATAATTATTCCTGGAACCTATATCTTATTACAACGACTCCTGAACCACCAGCGCCACCTTGATTTTCTCTATCTGTTTGTGGATTACCTGTATGAGGTCCTGGAGGATTACAAGTTGCTCCCACGGGTGAACCACCTCCGCCACCAAGATTAGTGCCACCTGAAGTTGCTAAAACTACATTTCCAGAACCTGGACCTGTAGTAGTTCCTGAGTTTCCTCCACCACCTGGACCACCAAGTCCTTTATTTCCATTATTTTGAATTGTTCCTTGTTGTCTCATTCCGCCACCACCGCCACCACCTCTTGTAACAGATGATCCTGTAATACTAGAAGCTGTGCCGTTTCCACCATTTCCACCTTTCATATTAGGAATAGGTACGCTAGAAGGTATTTGCACTCCTGCACCTTGTGCGCCACCACCGCCACCGGCACCATTATCATTAGCGTTTCCGCCACCGTTTCCACCGCCATCAGTTCCTTGAGCTGGACTTGTAGGAGGTACATTTCCACTTCTACCTGCAGTAGTAGTTCTACCACCACCGCCACCTGATCCACCACACATAGGGTTTCCTCCACCCCCTGCTGAAGTTATTGTTGAAAAAACTGAATTTGTACCTGAACCTTGAGGAGATGTAGTTGGTGGATTAACTGCGTTAATAAACCAAGGTGCACCTCCAGCGCCAACTGTAACTGGTACAGGTGATTCAACTGGTAAAGAAGCACAAGATGTTTTTGCTAGTGGGCTATTAGTCCATGGACCAGATACAGGCACTTCATGAGATTCTCTATAACCTCCAGCACCTCCACCTCCGGACATTGGACCGGCTCCACCGCCGCCACCGGCTAAAACCAAGTAATCAACTTTTGCTAAATCTCCGCTTCCAGCTGAAACACAAAAAGTTCCTGGACCAGTAAAAACGTGTACTTTAAAATTAGTATCTACTGTTGTTACAGTTCCACCAGTTGCTGCAATGTATGCATCTGGTTTTCCTCCGGCACCAAATCCTAAAACTTGATAACCAAAAGATTTACCTCTAGATTGTTTTTTTTTAGAACCTTTTCCAGTTATTATAAATGGATTTTCTACATCTTTCATAATTTTTATCCTTATGCGTCGTTAGCAGCATCAGTAGTAAAGAATAATTTGATACCTAGAACTCTACATTCACCGGTAAACGTATCACTACCGTCTGCTGCGTCTCTATATAATTGAAAGTAAGATTGTTCACCTGCTGCAGGAGATCCCGCAACTGTCATTGCACTACTTTCAGCTGTAATTTGTTGATCTTCAACTGTTCCAATACCAGCATCTGTAACTTCGATTGCTGTTCCATATGCAACATCGATAGTATCACCATCTGCACATGCAACACCTTGCAAACCAAAAATAGCATTTCCTGTGTTAGTCGTGCTAGGTGCCCAATAAACTTGGTAAGTTAAAGTACCTTCGTTCCATGATTTAGGCATTGCTATTGTAAATTGTGTATATTGTTTTGTACTAGCATCAAAATCAAATACTTTCATATCTGGTCTTGTAGCTGTTGTTTCTACTTGTTCTCCGTCAGCTCCATTAGTTGTTGCTGCATACATGGCTGCTGCTGGAATCCATATAGTTTCTTTACCTGCAATTTTAATTGCACCTGTAGCATCAGCACCATCTACTGCTTTAGCGACTCCAGTTCCATTAGGAGCTATAGTTATATCTCCATTAGCTGCGTCTGTAATTGTAATCGTACCTGAGTTAGTACCTGAATTAGTATCTAAAATTAAATCGTGTGCTCCGCTAGAAGTTATAGTTGCATTTGCGGCACCTGTTCCAAAAACTGTTTCTCCAGTTCCTTTTGGTTTGATAGCTATGTCAATGTTTGAATCACCACCTGTTGCAGATAGTGTAGGATCATTTCCTGTAGCAGCATTTGCTATTGTAAATTCGTTAACTGCTGAACCTGTAGCTGTTAAAAGTGCAAGTTCATTTCCGTTCGTATCTAAAATTGAAGTTCCAATTTTAGGTGAAGTTAAAGTTTTATTAGTTAAAGTTTGTGTTCCTGTAAGTGTAACATCACCAAAACTTAAACTATAAATATCTGGGTTAGTACCATCGTCTGCTGTAGCAAATACAAGTTGATCACCTTTATCTGTAGCAGAAAAAGTAAATGTATCTCCAGAACCAGAAGCATATTTAAATTGTACTGTGTAAGCACCTGATGTTGAATTTCTTAAAAAATAAAAGTTTTGAACATCTAAAGGAATTGTTACGATTTGATTTCCAGTAATAGAACCTGTAAACTCAATCATTCTATGAGACATGACTGCTCCGGTTGATCCATCAGAAACTGAAAGAGCTGTAGTTTGTGCACCACCTGCTATAGATTGTGCAGAATAGCCACCTGAAATTTGTTCAATGATACTTAAATTAGTATTGGTTTTTGTACCCCACGTACCGGCATTTTCTCCAGTTGCTTGAAGTTCTATACCTAGAGGTGTGTATGTTGATGCCATAAATTTTTATCTCCTATGCTATACATTACTATAGCTTGTATTTGATCCTGTTGCAACACTTGTATAGCTTGTATTTGATCCAGTGTCAATATTTGCATAAGCCTGTATTCCAATAATTCCTGCAGTAGATGTAAGCTCATCTGTTACTAATCCTTGTACTATGTCTGGAGGTGTAATAGACCCCGCTGATGTAGTAACTGCTTGTCCAGATAATTCATAAGCAACTTCTGTAATAATTGAACCCACACCAGATGTTGCAGATACACCTGTTACATCAACTAATTCAATAGAAGTAATTGTAATATCTCCTAAACCAAATGTTGATGATACTCCTGTTATTGGTTCAGTGCTTGTACCAAAAGTTAAACCTGGAGTTCCTAAACTTGATGTCGCTGAAACATTTGCTATTGGTTCAGTGCTTGTACCAAAAGCTAAACCTAAAATTCCTTCATCTGTTGTAGCTGTTTGTCCAGAAACAGAAACTGTTGGACTAATTACAAAACTAACACTACCAACACTTGTTGTTGCTTCTTGACCAGATAATTCATATGCAAATTCTAGTGTTAGAGATCCTACACTTGTAGTTACATCTCGGCCTACTAAAGTAAGAACCTGATTTGGAGATTCACCCCAAGAATTATCTCCCCATTCATCTCTACCCCAACCAACTAATGTTCCAGTGTAAGACATTGTTGGTGTTGCAAATTCAGATTGAACACCTGTAACAGGAACTCCAATCTCTGCATCGACCACTACACTTCCAATACTAGAAGTTAAAGAGTGGTTACTTCCTATCATTTCTAATAGGTATGCAACTTCTGTATTAATTGAACCTGTAGAAGAAGTTAATTCAAAACCTGAAACAGAAATAGTTTCATCTCTTCCTTCACCCCAATCAGCATCGTTCCAAGCTAATCTTCCCCAACCTGTTTCGTTAAATTCTTCAGAATTACCTAAAGATGTAGTAGCGGTTACACCTGTTAATCCTACAACTACAGTATTAGATTGCCATGTGTTTTGATTCCATGCAACTGAGGGGCTATCTCCACCCCAAATTGATGTTTCCGACATAAGGATTTCCTCCTTACGCTATACGAATGATTGCGTTACTTGCGTCTGCTGTTGGAAATTGAATTGTAAAAGTTCCAGAAGAAACTGTTTTGTCACCACCGAAAGCAATAACTGCTACTGCTTTGTCTGATTGTGAATCATTATAAATTAAAGCACCATTAGCTGTAAAAGAAGCAGAAGTATAACTTACATCTGAAAAATCACAAACTGCAGTTGATCCAGATAAAGCTGGAGTTACACTCGTTAGAGTTGCTCCACCTGCAGAGTATGCAGATCCAGATGTGTTAGATATTTCGTTTGATGTACCGTAAGCTGTAGTGCCAGCACCTAAAGATGCATCACTTGTAAATAAAGCTATTTTAAAAGTGTTTCCACTTGATGCTGTGAAGTTATGTGTTCCAACTAAAATCTCTTGCTTAAAGCTGTTACAAATTGCCGATGATATTGCCATAATATTTTATCTCCTATGGGTTTGCTGATTTAACTGGTATTCGAATAGCGCCATCTGTGTAGTCATCTCTTCGTCTTCTACCAACTTGTTCGTTAGCAAACTTTTGTACCTCTTGTTTATACTTATTTTCATATAGTGTCAACATATCTATTGGACCTTTTAAAAAACCATATGTCTCTGAAAGACAACAATATAATAGACCATTTGGAAAGTTTAAACTTATATAGTTGGAAGTGTTGCTAGACTCTAAAGTAGCTGGCATTTTATTATAATGTACTCTAAATTTGTATGTTGCATCAGGGACCGGAGCAAGAAACATTCTTCCTGATGTGGTATCTGTATTACCTGTGGCTCCTCCATACATAGAATAATATTTAGGTTTACCTCTTTTTGTGGACTCAGTTGAAGATACATATTCTTGTAAATAAGTTACATCTTTTTTTTCTAACCAAATATTTGCTCCATCTATAGCCGATGTAGAATCATATACTTGGATACCTCTTACAAAAAGAGCTCCTGCTGGAGCATTAATTGATTCTTGACCCACAACCAAATTACCTGATTGTTGAAGTCTGTCAGCATCTATTGGAATATCTCTCATTATTCTATACTGAGAGTTTAAAATTATATTTTCTAATATAGCTGTAGTTAAAACATTAGAATCTGTTTCTGTATAGTTTCTTATTTGTGTAACTAAATCACTATAACTTATACCAGCCATTATTCTGATTCCTTTTTATATTTTAAACGTATCTTTTTTTGTCTTGGAGTTTCCTCCACTTCCTCATACATTGTAAGATGAGGATCTTGTTTTTCAGATTTAAAAATATTTTTTATCCAGTTCCAAATTTTATTTATCATGCTTGTATTGTTATAGGCCCAACGGAACAACCGTAGCCTCCTCCTTTTACACCACCAGTTGTAGCAGTATCTGAATTAACTGTAAAGAAGAAGAAATTAGATATCATATAATCAGTTGTATTTCTTCCTGGATTTCCATCTCCTGTATCACTAACATATTTACCAGTTGTAATAGCATAACCTGATCCTTGTCCTATTTGCGCTCCTGTAATTCCATCAAAATTAGGAATTGTTGCATAAGCAAAAACAGGATTTGTTGTTGTTCCTGTTCCAGGTGAAATTGTTGGTGGACCTCTAAATAAATATGTTGTTCCGTTTGTTAAACCATGTCCAGGTGAAAATACATTTATAATTCCGGACCCTGCAGCATAAGTTTCAAAACCATTATTAGAAATCATTACAGTTGTAGCAGGTTCTGTTCTATCTGGTCTTACTTGTAATAAAGCAACACCATCTCCACCCACAGGTTTTGGTTCAAGTTGTGGTTGTTTAGGTTCATATTCTGTGTAATGCACAAAAGAACCATTCCACTCTCTAACCATTTCTCTATATGGAAATTCCATACCTGATCTATCAGAAATTGCTTTAGAATGTTTACCTGTTGCGTACTTAGACATTAAGTTCCTGGGTAATAAGCTTTTGGTGTAATAAATGTACTTGAAGCTGAACCATCTTCTGCAAGTGCTCTAGCTAATTCATCTTCATAATATAATTTCATTTGTTGAACCAATTGTGGTTGATATTTTTGTGCAAGATAAAAAGCTAGACCTGAAGTCATACAAGGAACAAATCTAAATGGAATATCTGTTGCGTTTGTATAATCTCCAACATCTTGAATTCTTTTTATGTAATAGAAATGCATATCTTTAGATGCATTTGTTGAATCAGGTGTAGGGTAAACGCTAATACTAACGTGATCAATAAATCTTTGAACCCAATATTGATTAGGTGTACCTTTAGAAAGTTTATTTGAAAAACCTGCATAAGTTGATCTATCAACTTTAGTCATAGGTGAATCAGATTGAGTTGTTTGTGTTCTATTAGCTCTTAATTGTGCTTCAAGGACATCGGACATTCCATATATACCATTTGGATTAGAAGTGGCACTTGTACCATCGCCGCTTGATCTAAAAAATTTATATTCTGCCTGTCCTTCAATTAAATCTAAACTTGTACTACCTATTTCCCAATAATGAATACCTCTATTACCCCATTCTTGAAATAGGATATTAAGAGATCTTCTGGCTGACTTCATTTGATAGCCAGCTACAGAATTTAATCCAATACGTTCAAAAGATTCTTCTATAATTTCATCAATAGAAAAAGTTTTATCGAACGTTGCTGTTCCCGAAGTAGTATTAGCCATTTAAACTCCTACGTTTCGTAAACTTTAATCCACTCACAAACGACTGTTCCGGTATCTCCTGCTGCACAAGCTGGTAATACTATATTAACGTCTCCAGTATAACCACTAGCTTTAGTGTTTTTTAAACCACCAAAATCAGAGTAATCATATTCCATTTCACCATTTAAACTTTGAAATACAACATCTGTTGTTGCATCCCATTGCATACGTAATGCGTCTGCTGGTGCAGTTACTGAAACGTTACAACTAACTTTATTAAGTCTTACAGTTTTGCAAGTTTTACCATTGTTTGATGTTAATTCAGAAACGTCAACTATTTTAGTTGTGCTTCCAGAGTTATCAGAAACTACATTGTAGTGAGTAATAAGTTTTTTTGCTCCGTCAAATACAGTTGTATTTAATACTGTGTCTGCCATGTTTTGTCCTCCTTTTAAAGGACGCCTGCATTACCAGGCGCCCCGAGTTAATTTATTTATTACGCTGCAAATACAAACGCACCAGTAACTTGAGTAGTCTCAGCTGCTAGTTTTGTTGCAATGTGCCACGTACCTGTTTCGTAACAAATGAAAGCAATTTGTCCACCAGTAGTCAACAAATTTGTTGCTGCGTTAGCTGGTGTAAAAGTTAATTTAGTTTCACCTGCTGCTGAAGTATCAAAAGTTACTTCACTTGAACCTCTTGATTCAATCACTGAACCAGTTGCCCAAACATCAGAACCAGCTGCATCAAAAACTAATGTTGCTGTTCCACCTGTAGTGTCTTTTGATTGACAGTAAATTACAACTGTTCCTTGTGTTGCTGCTGGCAACGTACAAGTTGCAGCTGCTGCACCTGTGTAATTTATTACAGAAATAGTGTCTGCTGCTAGTGTAATACTAGTAGCTGTTGCTACATCTGAAATTGATAAACCAGTTAAGTCAGGCATACCTGAACTCATTCTAGTTGTTACTGCTCCCGTAGTTGCATTTTTAGTTGCTACTTGGAAACCTTTTTCGGACCTTACCGGTCCATTAAACGTAGTTGATGCCATAATTATATCCTCCTAGTTATCGAACATAGTCTCTAGGCCGTCGACTATACGCGTCTATGTTCTAATTAATTGTATAGTAACAAAAGTATATACTAGTTTTGAGTAGAGTGCAAGAGAGCCTGTAATGCGAATTGAATTTATTCAACGATGTAGCTTTTGATTAAGTAGCTACTGAAACTTCAGGAGCAGAACCTTCAATACTGTTCTTTAAGTGAGCAATTCTAGCTTCTTCCAGCTTAATGTCAGTGATGATCTGTTTTACTTTGTCATCAATTCTGACCATTTCAAGAGTATATCTATTATTAGATAGATGCTCCTGTTCCCACTTCAACTCCAAGGACCTTTTTGCTTTGTATAGGTCTTGTATCATCTATAACCTCCTCATAGGTTATTCTATTTACCTTGTCATTATAACTATTTCCAAGGTTTTCCCAAACTATACTATTTTCTCCAAGTTTGTCAAGGATAGATTGTTCAAGGTCAGTTGGGGAATCTTCTGATTCTACT